GCGTAGGACGTTCTAATAGGTGGACTTACGTCCTTCTATTACTTTCTTCATCCCTTTTTTCAAAGAGGACTAGCCATGTCGCGTTCTTCTCGTAAGACTTATGCCTTTATTGGTACTATTTCATATAGATCTGACACTGGATCACTTTTTAGTGTGTCTAATGCTCTTATCCATACGTCTAGTTCCATCGGTTCGCCAGTCCCTGGCTACCGCGAGAAAATTGCACATATGGCGGATGCTTCTTCTGGTTACTCATTTCAGGGTTTTGATGGAGAGGTTTCGACCCCTCCTTCTAGCTCTTCATGTGAGTTTACCTTAGCGGGCAAACGAATACTTGGTACCGGATTAACATTCGGTTCTTCCAACTTTTCCGTTCCTGTTGCTTTCGTTGACTCTAGTGCCCAAGATTTGGCACTGAGGCATATGAAGCAAAAGCTTAGTGAAGAAAGTGGCCAATTCCAAACTTTGATTCCTATGGGGCAGATCAACGAAACTCGGAGATTGATTCGCGATACAGCGAAGTCTACCGAGCATTTGATTCGTGCTCTATATGCTATCAAGCATGGTCGTGGTTCTCCTAGAAGAGTTGCTAAGGCGGCTTCTAATGCTTGGCTGAATTTCAGTTTTGGCATTAATCCCACTCTTAGTGACCTTGACGGTTTATGCACCAGCATTAGAAAAACACTCAGTTCTACTGATCGTGTTGTTCATGTGTCTGGTCACAATTCCGTCTCGAGCTCTAATGTTCTACCTTACTATGCGATGGCCGCCTGTCCAGGCGGTCAATTTAACATATCTCAGGTAGAACATCACACTACTTCTTATAAGTATAACGGGGCCTTTCGGGTTCCTGAAATACTCAGTGCTAATAACTACGCGACTAATTTAGCCGATCAATTCGGTATTAGTCCTAGGGGCTTACCGACGCTTGCTTGGGAGTTAACACCCTATTCTTGGGTTATTGACTACTTTACAAATGTTGGCGAGTTTCTAGAGGATACTTTCATTGCGCCTTCTGGCACTATGATCTATCTTGACTTATCAGCTCGAGAGAAGGTTAAGATAACCTCACGTGGTAACTTTGTCTATACGTCCGGAAACGGCTCTGGTTCAGGGACTTATAACCCCTACAGTGCTGAATTCGTTCGTTTGACTCGTACCCCGTTGGCTGTCTTACCCCACGTTGGTCTTCGCTTTCGCAGCGTGGATCGTATTGGTAAAAATGCCGTCAATAAGTTGTTAAACTTATCGTCGATTCTTCTTAAATAATATAGGAGACTTTCATGTCTTTCGCACCTACAACGCCTGTAACGGGCGCTGCACAGACTGGTTTTACTTCACCCACGTATACTATCACTGCTGATATAGCACCTGCACCTTATGGTAAGCAGTATGCTGTCACAGCACTTGGTGGTACACAAGTGAATGTTGAGACTCATTCTGTGTCTAAACCGTTTACTATCACTATGTTTAAACCGCAAATACTGAAGGTTCTTCCCTCGGCAAATCCGGTCACTGGTGTTGTTAAAGACATTCCCAACAACACGTATAAATTAATTACGCGTAAAGGGGTGGTCCCGTATGTAAATGGGCAAGCTCGGGTCGCAATGATTACTACAACCATTGAGATCCCTGCTGGCGCAGATACTTACGAACCTGAAGATATTAGAGCAATGCTCAGCGCACATATTGGGACATTGTCCCAAACGTCCTCTGGCATTGGGGATACCCTCGTTAGCGGTATCCTTTAAACTCTTTTATCTCCTTTTGTCTTTAAACTTGGTATAATAGGATACTATCTATCATGAAACCAGTAGATCATAGTGCAGTATACCGCTCTTTTACTGAAAACCTTCAAGGTGACATTTATGATTTTACACGTAATAACCCTGACCTTAGCTACTTTAATGTTTTTGCTAGCGCCAGGCTTATCGAAAGAGCTGATAAGCGCTTTCGACTCGATAACGATGATTCTCTCGAGGCTAATGCCTTTGGAGAATTCCTTAGAGTTAATGCTACAGTCGTTAAGTCTGTAACATTACCTGAGGATGTTATCTCTAATGCTTCGGATTTTATTCGTCATGCATTAGAGCTCTATACTAAACGTATAGATCCGAGTTCAGTCCAGTCATGTGTTAACATGACTGGCCTTCTGACTTCCTGGAGATTTGGTCCTGGTGCCACCATTGGTACCACGCAGACCCATTTCTCCAAGAAAATAAGAAGTGGTAAAATCCGCTGTACTTCTAAAGCGTACCCTCTGGTACGCCTTGCTCGACTTTTAAATCCGCATGTTAGGGTCTTTGATGACCAACACGATACGGCTGTCGAGTTTGTAGAAGCGAGCAAAATGTCAACCGTCCCGAAGAACGCATCAACTCGGAGAACTATCTGTACTGAGCCTCTATGGAACATGTCACTGCAGCTTGCTGCTGGCACTTACATAGAAGGCGCTTTACGTGAGGTTAAGAATGATATTACTATACAAGCCGATCTCAATAAAGAGTTAGCTCGTATTGGTTCTATCACTTCTGCCTTATGCACTATAGATTTATCTAATGCATCAGATATGATCAGTCCTGCGCTCATACGTATTCTCTGGCCACGTGAGTGGTATCAGATTTTCGACATGTTGCGCAGTCCTTGTACCCTTGTTCAGGGTGCACGAGTTGAGCTCAATATGCTGTCAACAATGGGTAATGGTTTTACATTTCCAATGATGACACTGACACTTCTCTCTCTTTGCTACGCGCTTGCGTGTAGAAAAGAAAAGGGAAGACGATACTACCTTGACAAAGGTCGCATCGGTGTCTTTGGTGACGATATTATTATACCGAGTGATTGGTATGACGATATGTGCCAGATATTGAGCGAGTGTGGTTTGGTTGTTAATAACTCCAAATCATATTCTAAGGGTTTGTTTCGTGAGTCGTGCGGTGGCGATTACTATTGTGGTGTTGATGTAACACCATTTTATGTAAAAGACATCACTACTCAGAACGGTGTCTATGTAGCTATAAATCAACTTCGAAAGTGGAGCGGTTTTCACCGTATACCACTACCGAAGACTTATGACTACTTGATAGGTTTACTGAAAGGTAAGCCACTCTACGTTCCTTATTACGAACCGGATTATTCTGGTATCCGTAGTAAGCATTGCCCTCGAAGATACTATAATCTCCAAGTTGATGTAAGACGTAGTAATCTACGTTTTGCTCATCCACTCGATATATTGAGTGTTCTTGGTAATTATTGTACTTCGTCAGCTAGGGGCTTCTTGATTACTAAACGGGCGGAGCCCGTTTATATTATCAAGAAATCTAGATTACCGAAAGGTTATCTAGATGGTTCGACTCTGTGTGAACAGAGTTTCGAGGATCAGGACTATACCTGTTACCTTTACGGTGACAGTTTGCCGAAAGGCGCATAGTCTTACACCGAAGA